AACCGAGATAACGGCGGCGTTGAGGGACGCATCTACTTCGATGTTGGGAATAACGGCGACCGATTCTACGCAACAGGGGTAGTCTTCAATGGCGGATTTGTTTCGAGTGCCGATGCGATCGTGACTGACTTCCGGTTCATCCGATGCACGATTCTACACGAGGGAGTAACAGGTGGTGCCACTGAACAGGTGGTAACCTCAGTAATCTCGTATAGCCAAACCGGAGCCACGTTTGCGAAGGTTGACACGGCAGACCTTGCCGGGAGCCATTCTGAAGCTATTGTTGACTAGCTGTTGTGGCCAAGCCTGGGAGCAAGCCACAGCGAAAGAAGGGGAGGGGTCGCACTCGGAAGAGCAAGCGGCCCCACAAGAAGAGGTGAGGTATGAGTTTCCAAACGTTTCTAACTGAAACAGGGTTTGAGCAGTCCAAGCCGGTATCACGTCGCGCGTATAACGAGCGGCAGATCCAGGCAGGGATTGATTTGATTGAGAACAAGGCGAACCGTAATCCGTGGGGTCACAAGGCTGACCTGATGGAAGCCGTGGCAACGACTGATTTCCCCAACCTATTGGGAGTGATTGTCGATCGTGAGCTACAGGCACAGTATGGAATCGTCGAGCCTGATTTCGAGGCGTTCACGAAGATGGGAACCGTCTCAAATTTCAACCAAGGCACACGCGACCGACGTAATGGCGGGAGAGGCGTGTTGAGGCAGGTTGATGAGAATGGTCAATATTTGATCACTCCTAGCTCGTCCACCCATTACACACGCCAGGTCTTCAAGAGAGGAGAGAAGTTCGAGATTACCTGGGAATCACTGGTCAATGACGGCATGAATGCCTTCGCTGATGTAGCGGAAGACTATGCGAAGATGGCAGTGAACACCGATCACGCTGAAGTGACGGGATTGTATGCCGATGCAGCCGGTCCGAATGTCCTGTTGTATGGCGATACCATCACGGATGTGGATGGGATTGCGATCACGAATAAGGGCATCTTGCCGCTGACTCCTTCCAATCTCCAGACCACTTTGGGATTGATGTCACTGCAAGAAGATGTGAACGGAAAGCCGATTTCCATCCGTGGAATTCATGTTGTCGTCCCGATCACATTGGAAGACACGTTGTGGCAGATTCTCAACTCGTCTCAGTGGCAGTACCTCGCTGCACCGGTTGAGGACACGACCTCTGTCATTGCTCCTTTTGCCACGAACAGCCCCATTCCTCGCAAGGGTTTGGTGCCCCATGTGGATATGTGGTTGCCGCAGATCGATGTGAGTGGCAATGTCAATACCACGTGGTATGTGTTCGCCGACACCGGCTTTGGATATGCCATCGGGCTTGACCATTTGCTCGGACACGAGGGGCCTGAGATTTGTATGAAGGCTTCAGACAAGGCCGCTGTTGGCGGTGGACTCCTTGATGTAATGGGCGGGGATTTCGGTTCCGATGGCGTTCACTACCGTGTTCGCGTTGTGTTGGGTGGAAACTATCTCGACCCACGAATGACCTATGCCCAAGTTGGATAGATTACGTTGACCTCCGTCGCGTAGTCCTTGCCCCCTGCCGCGCTACCTAGTCGCGGTGGGTGGGTGAGGATAGGAGTTGAGAGATGGCACTGTTCACATTTGATCCTAGTACCAACCGAGGGAAGGTACGCCTACTCATCGCAGATGATGTGGAGGCGTTTGATGGTGTGGATGTATACCACTTCACAGATGAGAAGATTGATGCCTTCCTGACGATAGCGTCAAGCCTTGATGGTGATGATGTGTACCATGCGTCGGCTCAGGCGTTGGAGAGTTGGGCGTCGAACCAAGTGATGATCTTGAAGGTTGTCACGCAGCTCGATACGCAGACTGATGGAGCCAAGGTATCGCAGGAGATGAGGGAGAGAGCGAAGGTATACCGTGAGTTGGCTCAGAGCTTGTCGACCGACTCAGGATTTGATTTTGCCGAGATGGTGGTGAATCAGTTCTCATACCGCGAGCAGATTCGGAATAGAGCGATAAACGAGGGATGAGATGGGAACACGACCGATCCTCGATCCTAGGCTGGCAAGTGAGATAGTGGAGTTCTTCCCCTCTACTTGCGATATTCAGGAGACGACCCAGACGAGGAATGACGATGGGGAGTATGAGGATTCGTGGAGTGATGTAGTTGGGTTAACTGACATTGGGTGCCAGTGCGCGCCGAATGGTGGTGTTGAGGTGAAGCTGCCTGACCAGACATTTGTGGTATCGAATTTCACAGTCTTGATGAAGGGCGAGTATCCAACCGTTGTTGAGAAGATGAGGGTGATTGTGAGTGGTCCGAGTGCAGGGACGTATGACATTCTATTGGCGCAGACTGGAAGCCAAGAAGCGTTCACGAGATTGCTAGTGAGGAAGGTGACGTGATGGATTACAACATGACGAGTTTTGAAACAGGATCGCTTGGCATCACCGCTGCTGGAACTGCCGAGCAATTGACGGCGCATAGGATTCCGCAAGGATACGCGGTGACGTTGAGGGCGCGCGTGACGAATACCGGATACATCTACATTGGCGAGTCTAAGGCCAAGGCAGAGGCACACCACATCATGCTAGAGGCTGGCGCGAGCATCCCGATGCAAATCAACGACGTATCTGGAGCTTGGGCGGATTGCTCTGTGAATGGTGAAACAGTGGAGTGGATTCTGGAGGTGTCTAATGACGACTGATGGGACAGCGGCATCGACACTGGACGTACAATTTGGCGTCCACGGATACCCGGAATGATCCGAATGGAGTTGAGGGGAGTCGACGATCTGCTGAAGAAGTTTGAGGCGATCCGTGGGGATATGTATGAGGCCCTTGCCGCAGCTTTGATAGCCGGTGGATTCCCTATTCTCAACACCGCTAAGGATTTGGCCCCGTATAAGACAGGGACCTTGATGAGGAGCTTACACCTGCTGGATGAGAAGGGTGCGGACATTACTCGAGCGCAGCCTGAAGGGGAGACATCACCACGGAGAATGAGCGTTGAGCCTGGTGTCGTTAAACGGCTTGCAAAGGAATTGCGTACAAAGGGTATCGCAACCGTGCTGGCTGGAACAGATCTTGATTACGCGGCTGTACAGGAGTTCCTATACAAACCATACCTGCGACCTGCGTTGAGCCAGAATACGCAAGAAGTGAAGGATGAGATTGCGAGAGCCCTGAAGCAATTGGTTCGGAAGGTGACGAGTTGAACACATGGGAAACAGCGTTGGTGAAGATCCTTGAGGATGATCCTGCTGTTTCCGCGTTGGTGGTGGATAGGATCTCTCCCGGCGACTTACCTCAGGATGCAATTCTCCCTGCGATCACCTACAAAGAGTTGGACACAGATCAGGATGGAGTTGTTGACTTTGCCAAAGCCTATTGCCAGATCACGCCTTGGGCTGAGAGCTTTAGTGGTGCGAAGGAATTGGAGAAGACTATCCGCTGGGCGTTGCAGCGATATAGAGGAAGAGTGTTGGGAGTTAGGATCGAGCTGATTCTGTTCATGACGAAGAGATATGTGAAAGATCCAGTTACCGGGCGGCATACGATGCCAGCGGATTACGTGTTGAGTTATTGGGAGGAATGATGAGTTACAACGATCAGACTACCGTACAAGATGAAGATGCGTTGCGGATTGGCTCGGTGAAGTGGGAAGTTGGGGCCAGCGTTGGAACGCTTGTGGACGTTGGAGCCCTGAGAGGGGCAGCGTTCAAAGAGGGGTTCACCCCCGAGGAAATTGAGAGCGACAATGCGGGAATCATCAGCAAGGGTGTGACGGATCACATGGTCCTCGTGTCTGCTGAGCTGATGGAGCTTGACCTTGCTACGTTTGCAAACATCTACGCAGGAATTGGAACGCTGACGACCGTTGCCGCTGCGCCTGTTTCGATTACCGATGAAGCGGTTGAGGTGAATGACTATGACCTCGTTGCGTTTGAGAACAGGAATGGGGATCGCAGTGAGGTGTCGAGTATTGTTGTTGCCGATGCCGCGACCCCAACCATCACCTATATTCGAGACTGTGACTATGTTGTCGTAACTAAGCCGAATGGGTTCACGGCGATTGCCCGCGCATTTGCCACTGTGATTGAGGCTGATTCCATTAAGATCGCGGTTGAGAGTACGAGTGAGTATGTGTTGAGTGCAGGCGCATACGATGTGTTGCCAGCTATTGGAGATCACATCACCGTCACCGGATTTACGACTGCTGCGAACAATGGCGTGAAGACTGTCTTGCTCACAGAAGCAACCAAGATCACCGTCTCAGACACACTGTCCAATGAGGCTGAAGGTGACACCATCAATATCACGAAGGGCGCTATTGCCGATGGTGCAACCGTGTACGCCGATTATGACTACACGCCGCTTGCCAGCCAGAGCTATACGACTGGTGGTAAAAACACTCTGACCGATCGCGTGATGCGATTCACGAATGAGGATGTGGATGGTAAGGTCTTCCGATTGACCGTCTACAAGGCAGTGATTCAGGATGGCTTAGATCTGACGTTCCCGATGGATAAGTCGTTGGAGCCCATCCGATTGCCTATCAGCATCAAGGGAACACTGGACACTTCGCGTACTAGCGGTGACCAGCTGTTTGGAATCTACGACGAACAGAACGCTACCTAGGAGGAAACAATGGTCGTTGAACGCGGACCAGATGGAGTCTATGACTTCGATGCAATTGTGCTTGAGCCTCGGGTGTGCCGAGTTGGTGGTGAGTTGGTTGACGTTGCGGGCATCCCTGTTGCCGTAACTCTCCAACTCGCCGCATTCTCAGATAGGCCAGCTGATGAATTGGTGAAGGATGTTGAGTTGAATGCCGAAGGGGAGTTGAGGCGCACGTTGGGCATGATTGCCAAAGTGACGACGAGGGACAACCCCAAGGTAGACGAAGACTTCCTTATTGAGAATCTCGACTATGA